ATGTACTAGCAATAGACACTATGTGGAACGCGGCTGCAGCAGATACAACAAATGAAACCGATGAAGACGCAGATGCGGTAGCTACTGCAGATACATTTCCAAAAGGCATGACTATATATGGTATGTGGGATAACGTAGAGCTAAACTCTGGTTCTGCAATAGTTTATGTTGCGCCAAGACCAGATTATAGAAATAGAGCTTAATGTTAGGATTAGGAAATAGCGTAAGTGCAAGTCAATATTCAGGTGGATGGACACCGGCTAGTATATCAGGATTAGTCGGTTGGTATAGGTTTAACACAGGTTTACAAAAAAGTGGTGGAGATTTTCCGTCTAACGGTGATGCTATAACCCAATGGGACGACGCTTCTGGTCAAGGTAACAATGCTACAAAGTCTTCAAATCTTGCTACTTATGATTCAACGCATAAAGGTCCTGATTTTCAAGGATCAAGTGATAGTTTACAAATACCTCAGTTAGAATTAGAAGAGTTTGCTTTGTATGTTAGAATAAGATTTACTGACTCTACTATCCAGTCTGGTGATGTTTTAATTAACGACGACGATACTGCAAATAATTTTTGGAGGATTCAAAGCACAACTTCTATTAGAATAAAAATAGGTGGTTCAGGCGCTACAAACTACACTCTTCATAGTTCAACAACTTTAGTTGCTAACACTTATTACATAATGGGTTTAGAGCGTCAAACTGATGGTGAAGTTTTTAGTTACTTAGATGGAACAGCTAACGGATCAAGTCAAACAATTGCTTTTGGTGGTAGTCCATCAAGAAATTTTTTGGTTGATAATATAAAAGGAGGTAACAACGCTATAGTTTCAGAAGTAATAATAGCTAACAAGTCTTTAAGTGATGGTGATAGAGCAGAACTTACTACTTGGATGGCAGCTGAAAACGAAGGATAAATTAAATTAACTTAAATTAAATAAAATGGCAAAAAACACAAGTAAAAAAATTAAAGAACTTAGAGGTGTTAAACCTGAAAAAATAACTGCAGAGCAGTTAGATAAGGTTCAAAATACTGTAAACAGTATAAATAGAGCTCAATTAGAAATTGGTTCAATAGAGTTAAAAAAGCATGAGATGATGCATCAAATTGCTGGATTAAGAGATGAACTAACTTTATTACAAGGTGAGTTTGAAAAAGATTACGGTACTTTTGATATTAATATTCAAGATGGTACAATAAATTACGGAGACGATGTCAAAGCTAATTCGTAAAATAAGTATCGGTAAGGATTATAAGAATGACGCTATGCACTATGCTGTAGGACAAGAAGTGTATGGTGGTCATACTATATGCGATATTATAGAAGAAGACGATAAGTTCTCTGTCTATATCAAAAAAAATAAAGACGTATTACCTTGGAAAGACTTTAATAAGAACATGGCAGTATCAGTGGAATATAACTTACAATATTAACTATGGCATTTAAAATGAACCGTCCTATAATAAAAGGAACTCCTTTACAGAAAAAAACCGGTAACAACTCTGACGATTTAAGAAGGAATATAGGTGGCAACACGCTTGGTTTAAAGGACAGAGGTGAATTAGAAGATTGGTATGCTAGCAATGTAGATAAAGTCAACTTTGGATATAGTACTTATGAGGATTTTAAAAAAGATTGGCCAAAGAACTATGGGTATGAAGAATATGGTCGCGCTACAACTATGGAAGGAGGACCTGATTATTTTAGAAAAGTTAAACCTGAAAAAATTACAAAACTGCCACAAAGACCAATAGAGCAACTGCCAACACCTGAGATGGGAGAGTTAAAACAATCAGGTATTGACATTGATCAAAGTAAATATAATTACTCAAAATACTACGATCCATATAAAAAAGAGTATAGAGTAAGAGTTATGGACAAGAGTAAAAAAGGTAAATCTGACTCTGAAATTGATAATCTGTCTTTAGATATGTTTAAACAGATGTATAAGCAGTAATGAAAAGCGTTTACAATTTTGTTGTAAAACCAAAAGGAGAAAGATATAACAATACTAAAAAGCTAGATGGTGGATACAGTTGTAGTACATCATAATGTGTTTCGTAGATGGCACAACGTAAAAGGTGTTGAAAAGAATAGTAAAGCTTATTTTAATGAAGACACTTACTTTATAAACCACGATCAAATCTTTTTATATAAAAGAAAAGATAAGTGGATAGCTCCAAAAGGATATTGCTTTGTAATACCTTTGAAAGCTACAGATCAATTTAACATTGAATCTGAAAAACCTTTACAAGGTATTGTTAAATATTCTGACGGTACAGTTAAGGTTGGTGATCTAGTTGGTTTTAGACCAAGTAGTGAATATGAGTTTATCGTTGATGGCGAGAGACTATTTCGAGTTTTATCTAATTTTATTACAATCAAATATGAACATCAAGGAAACGAAGAAGAGTATAATCCAAGCTGGGCACAAAGCAGTTGAAGAGCTGATTAAAGTAGCTAAGGAAGCGATCGTTGATTCAGACGATGATATATCAGCAGATAGACTTAAAAATGCAGCAGCTACTAAAAAACTAGCTATATTTGACGCATTCGAAATACTTAACAGAATCCAAGAAGAAGAGAACATACTCGAGGGCAAAACACCTGAAGAGAGAAAGGAAAAGACTTTTAAAGGATTCGCAGAAAGTAGATCTAAGTAATGTACAATCAAAGTTTAGTTAATACAGTTGAACCAGTTAAGAAAACTACTATCAGTAGACTTAACAAAGGTAAGAAGTGGAAATACGGTTACGATAAAGAACACGATATTATAGTGTTATCTTACAGCGGGCAAATAGGTGAGATAATAGAAATACAAGGACTAGTTATTGCGCTACCAAAGGCTCCTAAAGAAGTATATAAAAATCCGAAAAACAAATGGGTGAAATTCGAGTATCCCAAGGAGTTGCAGAGAATTAAAAATATATTCGATTGGAGAAACTATCCGGAAAGCAGTAAAGAAAAATGGTACGATTATATAGACGAAGAGTTCAGAAGAAGGGAAGAAGGATTCTGGTTCACGAATAATGGTAAACCAACCTGGATAACAGGTACGCAGTACATGTACTTGCAATGGAGCAAAATTGATGTAGGTGCTCCAGATTTTAGAGAGGCAAACAGATTATTTTATATATTCTGGGAAGCTTGTAAAGCAGATAAAAGATGCTACGGAATGTGCTACCTTAAAAACAGACGTTCTGGATTTTCTTTTATGTCATCAGCAGAAACAGTTAATTTAGCTACTCTTGCAAGTGATAGTAGATTTGGTATACTATCTAAAACAGGTGCTGATGCTAAAAAAATGTTTACAGACAAAGTTGTACCAATATCAATTAACTACCCTTTCTTTTTTAAACCTATTCAAGATGGTATGGATAGACCAAAGTCAGAGTTAGCTTATAGAGTACCAGCTAGTAAGTTTACAAGAAAAAAAATTACTTCAAACGAAAAGCTTGAAGACATTAAAGGTTTAGATACAACTATTGACTGGAAGAATACTGGAGATAATAGTTATGATGGTGAAAAACTAGCCTTATTAGTTCATGATGAATCTGGTAAATGGGAAAGACCCGATAATATTTTAAATAACTGGAGAGTTACAAAAACATGTTTACGATTAGGTAGTAGGATTATTGGTAAATGTATGATGGGCTCAACTTCAAATGCTTTAGATAAAGGTGGAGAAAACTTTAAAAAATTATACAATGCCTCAGATGTCACAAAACGAAATAGAAATGGTCAGACAAAGTCTGGCTTATACTCTCTTTTTATCCCAATGGAATGGAACTACGAAGGATTTATTGACGAGTATGGAATTCCAGTCTTTAATACTCCTGATATCGACAGATTTGCACCAGACGGTGAACTAATAGATGTAGGTGTAATAGATAGCTGGCAAAATGAAGCTGATGGTTTAAAAGATGATCAAGATGCTTTAAATGAATTTTACCGTCAGTTTCCTAGAACTACTGAGCACGCGTTTAGAGATGAAACTAAAAATAGTATATTTAATCTAATTAAACTATACGAGCAGATAGATTACAACGAAGAGATGGTAAGAACCTTAGGAATTACAACGGGTAATTTTCAATGGGTTAATGGAATTAAAGATTCACAAGTGATATTTTATCCAGATCCAAAAGGTAGATTTAAAGTTAGTTGGGTTCCACCTCAGCAGTTACAAAATAGAGTAATACTTAAAAACGGTGTTAAATATCCAGGTAACGAGCACGTGGGTGCTTTTGGTTGTGATAGTTACGATATATCAGGAACTGTAGACGGGCAAGGATCAAAAGGAGCTTTACACGGTTTAACTAGGTTTAGTATGGAAGATGCTCCTGCTAACAGCTTCTTTTTAGAATACTTGTCAAGACCACCAACGGCGGAGATATTCTTTGAAGATGTTTTAATGGCTTTAGTGTTTTATGGTATGCCAATACTTGCAGAGAATAACAAACCTAGACTACTGTACTACTTAAGACGTAGAGGATATAGAGGTTTTAGTATGAATAGACCTGATAAAGTTTGGAATAAATTGTCTGTTGCAGAAAAAGAAGTAGGTGGTATACCTAACTCCTCAGAAGATATTAAACAAGCTCATGCAGCTGCAATTGAAATGTATATTCAAGATCACGTTGGTATGAAGCAAGATGGAACATTTGGCGGTTGTTATTTTAATGAACTGTTAAACGATTGGGCGAAGTTTGATATAAACAAAAGAACAAAGTTTGATGCGTCAATAAGTTCTGGTTTAGCTATAATGGCAAACAATAGACATTTATATGCACCAAATGTAAAGGTTGAAAAACAACCAATAAATATAAACATTTCTAAGTATAGTAATACTGGAAGTAATTCACAAATAATCAAATAATAAATATGGCAGAGTCTGGCATTAAAAGTTATTTTCCTAGTCAAACAGTTAGCGATGCTGAAAAGCTAAGCTACGATTATGGTTTGAAGGTAGGTAAAGCAATAGAGCAAGAGTGGTTTAATGACGATAGAAACATGAATAGATACAGATCTAATCATGCTGATTTTCATAATTTAAGATTGTATGCTAGAGGTGAGCAATCTATTCAAAAGTACAAGGATGAGTTATCTATAAACGGTGATTTGTCCTATTTAAATTTAGACTGGAAGCCAGTTCCGATTATATCTAAGTTTGTTGATATAGTTGTAAACGGTATAGCTGAAAGAACGTACGATATAAAAGCTTATTCTCAATCTCCAAATGGTGTTGAAAAAAGAACAAGGTATATGGAGGCTATAATGAATGACATGGAGTTTCAAGAATTTGACAATTTTGCAGCTGAAAATTTTGGCGTAAATACTAGAGAAAGTGATCAAAAAGAGTTACCACAAACTCCAGAAGAATTACAACTTCACATGCAATTAACTTATAAACAAGCTGTTGAGCTAGCTGAAGAGCAAGCGTTAAGTGTTTTGTTTGAAGGTAATAAGTACGAGTTAACAAAGAAAAGATTTTACTATGATTTAACTGTTTTAGGTATTGGCGCTGTAAAAACCTCTTTTAATACATCTGAAGGTGTTGTTGTAGATTATGTTGATCCAGCTAACTTAGTGTATTCTTATACTGACTCTCCTTATTTTGATGATATTTATTATGTTGGTGAAGTTAAAACTATTCCTGTAAACGAATTAGCTAAAGAGTTTCCTCATTTAACAGAAAGCGATCTTGAAGATATAATGAAAAATAAATCTTACAATAGATCTAATTATAATTCTAGACATAATTACGACAAAGAAGATAATAACCACATACAAGTGTTATACTTTAACTACAAAACTTATATGAACGAAGTTTACAAGGTTAAAGAAATGGCTACTGGTGCTGATAAAATTATACCTAAAGATGATTCATTTAATCCTCCAGAAAACATGGAAGGTGGTTATAGTAGAATGTTAAGATCTATAGAAGTACTTTACGATGGTGCTATGATTTTAGGTACTAATAAATTGCTTAAATGGGAAATGGCTAAAAACATGATGCGTCCTAAAAGTGATTTTACTAAAGTTAAAATGAACTACGCTATTGTTGCACCTAGAATGTATAATGGTAAAATTGATTCACTAGTAAAACGTATAACTGGTTTTGCTGATATGATTCAATTAACACATTTAAAACTACAGCAAGTAATGTCTCGTATGGTTCCAGATGGTGTTTACTTAGATGCTGATGGTTTAGCTGAAGTTGATTTAGGTAATGGCACAAACTATAATCCACAAGAAGCTTTAAACATGTTCTTCCAAACAGGTTCTGTTATTGGTAGATCATTTACTCAAGATGGTGATATTAATCCAGGTAAAGTACCTATTCAAGAAATTACATCTGGATCTGGTGGAAATAAAATGCAAGCTCTTATTGGTAATTACAATTATTACTTGCAAATGATAAGAGATGTAACCGGACTTAATGAAGCTAGAGATGGTAGTACTCCAGACAAAAACGCTTTAGTTGGCGTTCAAAAGTTAGCTGCTGCTAATTCAAACACAGCAACTAGACATATATTACAAGCTGGTTTATATTTAACAGCTGAAACAGCGGAGTGTTTATCGCTTAGAATATCTGACATTATAGAGTACTCACCAACTAAAGATGCTTTCATACAAGCTATAGGAGTTCACAACGTAGCAACATTAGAAGAAATGTCTGAGTTACATCTATATGATTTTGGTATATTTATAGAGCTACAACCAGATGAAGAAGAAAAAGCTAGATTAGAAAACAATATTCAAGTAGCATTACAACAACAAAGTATAGAGCTTGAAGATGCTATTGATCTTAGAGAAGTTCGTAATATTAAACTAGCTAACCAATTACTAAAAATACGTAGAAAGAAAAAACAAGAAAAAGACAGACAGCTTCAATTAGAAAATATCCAAGCTCAATCTCAATCAAACACACAAGCTGCTCAAGCCGCAGCTCAAGTTGAAATGCAAAAAGACCAAGCATTGAACTCTAGTAAAGCTCAATTGAGCCAAATGCAAGCTCAAATTGATATACAAAAAATGCAACAAGAAGCTGCACTTAAAAAAGAGCTTATGGCTTTAGAGTTCCAGTATAACATGCAACTTAAAGGAGTTGAGGTTGATGGAATGAAACAAAGAGAAAAACAAAAAGAAGATCGTAAAGACGAAAGAACAAAGATACAAGCAACACAACAATCAGAGATGATTGAGCAAAGAAATAGTGGAAAACCACCTAAAAACTTTGAGTCCGCAGGTAATGATATACTAGGTGGAGGATTTGATTTAGGCTCGTTTGATCCTAGTTAAAATTATTAATTATTATTATATTATATTATGGAAGAAGAAAATGAAAAAGTAGTTGAAGAAACTACCCAAGAAACGACTGAACAAGTTGATGAAAGTAAATTTGAATCTGCAGGTGACGACAGTGTTATTAAAGTAGATTTAAGCAAACCAATAGAACCAGAGCAAGATGAAGTTAAAGAAGATAACGCTGACGACAGCGGAGTGGTTGCAGAGTCTGAAGATGCCGAGCCCACACAAGAACAAGAAGAAGTACAACCGGAAACTGAAACACAAGAAACTCCAGTATTAGAAGAAATTACTGAAGAAGAGGTAGAAGAAGTAGAAGAACAGGTTGAAGAAGCTATAGCAGAAGCTGAAGCTACTGGAAAACCATTACCAGAAAATATCCAAAAGTTAATAGACTTTATGGAAGAGACTGGTGGAGATTTAAGTGATTATGTTAAGCTTAATCAAGATTATTCAAAATTAGATGATCAAAATCTATTATACGAATACTACAAGCAAACAAAACCTCATTTAAATAACGAAGAAATTAACTTCCTTATGGAAGACACATTCTCTTACGACGAAGATGTAGACGATGAAAGAGATATACGTAGAAAAAAATTAGCGCTTAAAGAGCAAGTTGCCAGCGCTAAAAGCCACCTAGACGGGCAAAAGTCTAAATACTATAACGAGATCAAAGCTGGAAGTAAGCTCACAACTGAGCAGCAAAAAGCTGTAGATTTCTTTAATAGGTACAACAAAGAGTCAGAAGCAACTCAAAAAACAGTTAAAAAGAACTCTGATATTTTTACGCAGAAAACCGAGCAGGTTTTTAACGACAAGTTCAAAGGTTTTGAATATAACGTCGGTGACAAAAAATACAGGTTTAATGTAAACAATGCTGAAGAGGTTAAAAACACTCAGAGCGACATAAGCAATTTTACCAAAAAGTTTTTGGATAAGAACTCTGCTTTAAAAGACGCTAAGGGTTATCATAAATCTCTATATACAGCAATGAATGCGGACGCTGTTGCGAAACACTTTTATGAACAAGGAAAAGCAGATGCTATGAAAAATAGTATTGCTAAAGCCAAAAACGTTGATATGAACCCAAGACAAAGTCATGGAAAAATT